ATTGGTAATATAGAACTGCGAATCCAATGTCAACTTGTTCTTCTGGACAAAGTCAATTGTCTCAATCTTATCGGCCTGGAGTTTCTTGTCGGTCTGGATGTAGACATACTGCAGCCTCTCGCCTACCGAAGGAGCATTTCCAGGATCCCTGGCCGTCATCCTGTTCGCCAGGATGCGGTGAGCAGGAATCGTTGCAGAACCGGAATAATTCTTTGCCATCGCCTTGTAATCGTCCCGCAACTGCTTGGTAATCGCAAACTTATCAATCGGCAACTCTGCCTTCAAGACCTTCACCAACATACCCTTGACAAACTCGGCGGCCTTCACGATATCCTTCTGTTCTAGAATGATGTCTAGAGCACCGCCATACACGTCCTTCACAATAGGTGCGTTGTCCCGCCGCCGCAGGACGATACCCATGGACGCACGCTTACACTTCGTAGGATCCTCCTCATACTTCATCCCGACGTACCGCTTCCGACAGAACAGAATGAACGGGTAGAACGTCTTCTCATACCCGATCACGAATGCCGAGTGAGGGCATCCGGCCGTGATCTTCTTGGCCGCCTCCTGCCCTGCCGCAATCGCACCTACCAGGTCCTTTCCTGGAAACTTCACGAAGATAGAGTCCGTATCGCCATACACCACCTCTGCTCCATCAGCCTCCACCGTCGACTTGGCGAAGAGTAGGGATCGGCGTCCCACCGCGGTCGTGCATGCGGCAATGCACATTTTCCTGATCGGAGACGTCCGCGACCCCAGCTGGCCGTAGATCGAGTTCGCAACCACCTTGTATGCCAGCTGAAGACCGTTGTACACCGACTTCTGGGCATCATCCAGCTTCGGATCCTCCATCTTCTTCCTCGCCTCCTTCCGCTTCTTCAGCATGATCTGGAGAGCCGTAGGGATCAGACCCGTTGAGAGAGGCTGGTCTGCCGTAGCCTTGATATACGTACACTTACACGTCTGTCCGTCCTCGGTATACGATACCTCGCGAGTTTCTACCTTGAGGGCCTTCATTTGGTCGGCAGTCATTCCTTCTTGCGAGACCAGTTTGGTCCCACTGTAGTTCTTCTTGCACACCAGCGTGTCGGGTGAGAGGTTCTCTCCGATCATGGAAGAGGGGTACAGACTATTGAAATCAAGAACAGCGATGGGCGTGTCCAGGTACATCCCAATCTTAGGTGAGATCACGATCGCACCCTCGTACCCAATCCCCTCCCCATCGAGTGCCTCCTGCGTCAGGAGAATTTGGTTCCGCTTCGATGCCTCGTACGCCACTCGTGAGAAGATCTTGATGCCCTGACCCCGCAAGAACAGGAACTGGAGAGGGACGAAACAGACGTCGGCCATACCGCGAGAATTCGTGAGAGTGTCCAGCTTAGACATCAGGGTGAGAACTAGATCGCAGTCCTGGATACAGTACTTGGCAATCACCGCCCTGTCCTTCGATGTTCCACGGTGCATCCGGAAGATATCCTGTGGACCGATATCGTCCTTCGTGAACGACCACTCCACCGTCTTCTTCTCCTCCGCCGTGAGATCGCCAAACAATCCATCCGCATCAATCATGAACGTATTGTGTGTGAGAGACTTCACCATGAACTTGCGGCCCTCTTGGTACGGATTGATGGTGTTGCCTACCAGGTCGAAGCACACATAGTTCCCGGCGTACAGTCCACGCGTGGTCTTGGTGTGAACGACGTTTCCTTCAAACTTGACAACCTTGTCGCGGAGGAAGGTGGAGGCCACACTGTCTAGCTTGTACGAGTCCAGGTTGTGCTCGCGACGCATTGAGAGCAGGAGATCGATCGTCAGACGACCTGGGGTTTTCAAGTACTCGACCTCGTACTTCCCCGATGCCAGGTCAAACGTCTTCTTCTGGAGAATCTCGCCCCAGATCTGACCTCGGGCCAGATTGAGTTTCATACCGCAAACACGGGCCCGAGTGGCCAAGAACTTGTCATCAAAGCCGTAGGTATTGTATCCGCAGATGATATCGGGATCCTCCTGCTGGACATACTCCATGAACCCCTCAATCATATCCGCCTCGGTAGGATAGCCCCGGAACTCCACAGATGGATCATCCGACTTGTCTACGCTCGGCCACACAAAGACCTTGCGGGCAATAGATTTGGTCATAGCATTCGACCACCGAGTCGTGATCCCGATCTGGATCACCGGATCCTTCTCGGGGACTGGGAACTGACCGCTCTCGGACATACACTCAATATCATACGCTGCCACCTTCAGGGGAGTATCCGCACTCAGCTTGCTCTTGATGTTGGAGACCTCCACGTACCACGCCTTCTCCAGCCCCTTGATTTTGGGGCCCGCTACAAAGGTCACCGGGGACGCAGGAGCAATCTCGTAATCGTGGTAGAACCGCAGGAGTGGAGGAAGGTTGGCCTCGTAGACCGTGTAGATGTGCTTCCCATCATCCCGGGCATCCTTCGCAACCTTTGTGGCCGTCCGGAAATCCTTCATGGACTCCACCTCGACCTTCTGAACCTTCAATGCCTGGAAATTCTGGAAACCAGCGAACACATCATACTTCTCCAGATGGGTCACCTTGATCTTCGAGATTCCGTGCTCTTCAGTCGCAAAGTCGTACTCGGATGCCACATAGAAATAAGGCTTGAATCCCCGCACCCTCAGAAGAGCTGAATACCCCTCATCCGTGCGTCCATAGATATCAATCACATACTTTCCGTATTCATCGTGCTCAATCCAATCACAGGGAGAAAGAACAGACATATTGTTGATGCTAAAGAAGGAAGCCCAGAAAGTTTATCCGTTTTAAAGAATAAGCATGACGTCCCAGGAACCGCAGACAAATAACCCGCAGCAGTGGTTTTATGCCCCGACTCGTCAGAAGAACGATACGGTACAGCAGAACTACGACGCCCGCGATAACCAGGGGCAGCAGGAGTACTACCTCACTACTGCCCGCCCTCCGCCGGAACCCTGCCAGAATTTTGACCCCGTTGCCGACTTTGCCTCTGCCTTCGTCACGATGAATTACACGGGCAACTTCGGAAACACGGCGGCCGGTGGATGCGATGTGGATCTTTATTCCCGCCTCGCCCTCGGCGACCCGGGGACGCAGCGTCTCAAGGGTCACCAGCAGACCTTCGCCCGCCCCTGGGCCACCACCCCGAACATGGGCGGAGGTGCACCCGTCTACAACAAGGACACGGAGAGCTACCTACAACAGAGTGCCTCTATCCGCACCCGCAAGGAGTGCTCCACCGTGTCCGACAAGTTCTTCCCACAGCAGTTTGACCCCCTCATCCCGAGCGTCCGGGAAGAAATGAAGGATGTCAACAATTTCGTCCAGTCGTGGGCTCGCGGCGGAGACCCCACGCGTCTTGTTCGTCAGAAAGCCGTCTACGAGTAAATAAATATAGATAGATGCGGGTTGTGTTCTTTGCACAGTTCATGCCCGACCCCTGTGGAGCGTATTTTCACGACGTTGCTATGGCGAAGGAACTACAACGTCGCGGACATTCAGTGAACTTTGTGACGATGGGCAAGCCTGTGAACGGAAAGCAGGGCGTATATCGTGGTATCCCGTGGAAGCACTACACCATGTCGGAGTCCGAACTCAATGGTGGGAATATCTGGTGCACCCCCCACTTTCCGTTCCTTAAGCTTGTTCGGAAGCTCAACGAACGCTTCCAAAAGCCGATGCTTGTTACAATGCATTTTGGAGAAGATACCGAGAGTGTTCGCGATTACACTCGTCTGGGTAAGTGGACTGAGATACTCTGGGTGATTTCAGACCACATCAAGGAGCACGTTGTGAATACCATACCGCTGTCTCCTGCGTTCAAGCATATTGAGAGTATACGCCCCATGATGCTCGAGAACGAACTGAAGTTCCAGGAACGCGGAACTCTTCCGACCGGCGACTGCATTACCATCGTGAACGCCAACGTCATGAAGGGTCTTGGAATCTTTATCGAGCTTGCTCGTCGGTTCCCCGATAAGAAGTTCCTGGGGGTTCGTCCCTACTACAACAAGATCAATGTCCCTGAGAATATTCATAATATCGAGTGGATCAATATCCAGGACGATATTCGTACCGTCCTTCAGCGTACGCGTATTATGCTCGTCGGATCCATGTACGAAAGCTGGGGCCGCGTGGCATTTGAGGCCATGTACAACGGTATCCCCGTCCTACACACAAAGCCGTATGCTCGTACCGACTCCCGGGCTCGTCCGTCTGGGTCTACCGAGGGAATGTGCGAGTGGATCAAGGATACTCAGTTTGCGTGCTCGTATGACACGATAGACGATTGGGAAAATGCCGTGAAGGCTCTTGATGACCCCGAGACGTATGCATCCTATTCTAAGAAAGCATATGACCGGACGTATGAGATGGACGTTTTCAGCGATATCACAACGGTTGAGCGGAAACTTATTGATTATGCGAACACTTACCCTCCTCCCGCAGATTTGAACGGAAAGGCTCAGATTATGGCAAAGCAGCAGCCGGGGGCTTCCCTTCAGATTCGGATGCCAGTCGCGGCGGGTAATGGGTTGCCTTTCCGCGGAGGTCGTTTCGCGGTGAGGCGTTGAGCATCTCGGCCATCAGCCGCCCCTGCCGAATTCGCTCCCGAGTTTCGTCGTCATGACCGTCATCAATTTTCGGAGTTGGGGGAATATACTTAGTTCCAGAAATTGAAGGAGTGATTGCCAACTCTACCAGAGCAGAGATAACGTCTCCATTCTGTTTGATAAGCATCGCCTTAGCATCGTCGTGGGTGGCTCCAGAATAGTCCACAACCATCTGAATCTTCTCCGGGGTAGTCGTCATATTTTATGTATACTACATAAAGGCTCAAAATGAAATTCATCGAGAACCTCTGTCCCCCGGCTCTCCTGTATGCTCTCTTCCTCGCCATCCAGCTGGGATTCGACGTTGCCGACTTTGCCTTCATCACTGCAGGCACCAAGCTCCTGTTTGGCGGTGCCACGGTGTTCATCCTGGATCTCCTGTGCCGCCTTGACCTCGGAATCGTTGCGTGGTTCATCATGGCTGCTCCATTCATCATCACTGCCCTTGCTACGTCCATCGCTATGGGCCTGGAGATTGATCGCCTCGTGTTCACGCACACATTCTAATTTACACATTGGTCAGTTATACTAGAAAATGAAGGCGGTGGCACTGGAAGCGTTGGACTACTTTATTTACGGACTCGTACGTGTGTACGCGGCGGTAGAGCGTTGCTATGCTCGTCGATCTGTAATCTACGAGACGATGACGTGGCAGGCGACGAACCTCGACACGGGGGTTTCGCATTATGCTTCAGATTACCACGAACTTAACCGGGTCGGTGCGGACGTTGTTCTCCATCATATCCGCAAGGTTCATGGACTTCACCAGGATCACAAGACCGTGATTCAGTGGACGAACGAGGCGGGTCGGGGGTACTTGCTCGAGGACGTCTTTGAGTCGGCAGTAGTACCCTGGTTGTTTGTTGGCTACATCGGCGAAAGCGGCAAGGTGGTGGACTGCACGGAGACCCTGAACCACCTTGTGGTTTCGGGAAACCGTGTAACTACGCCGATTCTTCGTTCGGTGGTAGGCTGCCCGGCGGAGAAGTGGGTGTACTTGAACCCCAAGACGTTTGACCAGGTGGAATTTCCTACCGAGGGTATTCTAATTGGAGGAGGAGGAGATGACGCAGCCCCTACCACCGAGTCTACGAAAGATGATTGATCATCCGAATCACGCAGAAGTGGTGTGGAAGTACATGGAGATCGACAAGCGAATTCGACCCGCACAGTTTATGGATCATCTGACAGTGTACGCCAACCTCTTTATCCAGCCGATTGGGCACGTTCTTTTCTGGGGATGCTACTTCTTCTTCCCTGCTCTATTTGTGTACTTCGGGGGGACTCTGGAGACTACAACTTTATCCATCATCTTCTACGCCATATCCTCCCTGCAAGTTCTCTGGAATACATTCACGGGCTGGAGCGACGTGGTAGAACACTACCATCTCGGCACAACCCTTCTGACTTGGAAGATCCTGACCTACGGTCTTGGACTTCCACTTATTAAAATCAATTCATCCGATCCCAATCACCAGTATTTCAAGTATGCGGCAGCCGTCTCACTGCTTCAGAACCTCGGTTAAGTTTCCGCCGAACATCCCCTGGAAACTCTTGATGAGCTCTGCTCCCTGCTGGACCTGAGGTCCCAGGGACGAGAGCGTCTCCACGAGCTGCTTCTGTGTGTCCATCAGCTCCTTTGTATCGTCACGCATTTGCAGAACCTGCTCGGGGTTCAGCTTCTGGAAGGCATGAAGAACCGTGGTCCCTGCGTCCAGATGCGAATCCTCGATCTTGGACGACTTGGAGTCGGAGTGCGGCTCCGGCTCATTCTTCTCCGAGTCCTCCTTCTTCAACTTCTTCTGCTCCTTCTTTTCGTCGCTCTCCGTAGGGTTCTCGTAGTTCTCCTTCAGAGCCTGGCCGGAAATCAGAACGACTCCAGCGACCGTAGCAATACCCAGCGTTACTGCTGCCACGAGCGGCATGCGAACGCCGTATCCGATGACGACGGTTATGAGCACGAGCCATACGGCAAGGTATCCCAGCCGACGCTGAACAAGGAAGACGATAGTCACCAACAAAAGTAGAGATGCAATAGCAGTGTCCACGTTTGCCTTCATTGATACTAGAGTAGAATTTAAACAACCTGATATACTGGGCTTCCAACGGGAACAGTGTCTGCAGTTCCAGCGACGCCAGATCCGTTGAACGTGTATCCGGTGCGAGGCTGCTGGAGAGCCAAGATCGAATTGTTATTCACAACCTGGTTCGATCCTCCGCGGTAGGTACGACGACGACGACCAGCGACCGTCTTCTTGCCGCGGCCACGCCGGCGACGACCACCCGACATGTTGTTATTACCGCCACGCCCCTGGAGATCGGCACCGCAGTCGCTTCCCATATTGTAATTCCACTGTGGGTTTCCGGCATTCGGGCCTCCGACGTTCGAGAGGAGAGATCCTCCGAAGCCGTAGCCTCCTCCACGCTTCACAGTCCGGCGGCGGTGGCGGCGTCCGGCTGTCTTCTTTGTGTGCTTACGAACCATTTGTATTGGACAGAGACTAGATTCTGGGGGTCCATGTCCCGTCTTCATTCTGAACGCACTCCAGGGTAAACACCCTGCCCAACGCTCTCAACTGTTTTGAAAGAGCCATCGTTCTGACACGAAGGTATCCTACATCCGCAACCTTGTACACATCAGGAATATCTGTTGCGATGATCTCGTACTTGTCAGAAACATCCGGCTTGGATTCGATGAAGATACCCTTTTCACCATGGGCATCCGAATAGTACTCGTGTCCCCGAATCTCGGTCGCGTTCTCCCGCAGCGATACCGCCTTTGTCTCAAACTCTGGGCATGGAGTATACGTAGCCTCAAATGCTGCCTTCAGAAACTTAGCCCGTTGTTCAAATGACTTGGTCTTGAACATCTGGGTTCCATTCCACATCCACACATCTGCGATGTACACATGTGTGGAGGTGTATTCGACACGCAGAATCGTATCTTCAAAACACCTTTCGTCCCATACAACTCTGAAAACTTGCGGAGTAGCATTGTCCTTTCGCTGTACCCAGAACGCAATTGGCTTCGATGAATCGTCGCGGGTCAGACACAGCCATCCTGGCATTCCGGTTGTTTGGGGAACCTTAT